CTCGGTCTTCTCCTCGGTCTTCTCCTCGGTCTTCTCCTCGGCGGATGCCGAGTCGAGAATGGCATGGATTGCCTCCATGGCTTTGGAGTACTCATCGAGCTTGGCGTTCAGCTCGATCTGTTTCTTGTTCAGCTCTTCGAGTTCGGCTTTGACAGAATCGATCTGCTTACTCAGAACCTGAGCCTGACGCTTCTTGATTTCCACGTCCTTGTCCGGCATCTCCTTGCCATAACGAGACATGAATTTCTCCAGTCGGTCGTTCAGGTCTTCGGGAACTCGGGTGAAGTACGAAAGAGCATCCTTGTTGAATGCGATGTGGTACAAGCAAAGCTCCTCCGTGATGTTTCTCGGAGTGAGGATCTTGCTGAACTCTTTGTTGATTGGGTCGTGGAGCAGAGTACCTGCTCGGAGTTCGTAATCGGGGTGTGCTACGTTTTTCATCTGTTGTTCTGTTATTCGTCTTAGTGCTAAGTCGGCTTCGATCAGGCAGAAGCCGCATCGGGAAACTGACTTATTCAAAAAGTACCGAGAAAGTTCGTCTACTTCTCGATGGAGAGCGGGGTTCTTTTCCAATTCCAATGTATGGGCCCGATAGGCTTCGCCTTTCAGGGACCCATACTTGGATTGGTAAGCTCTCAGTCTTTCGAGCATGTCAGTCACGAGTGCTACGGTTTAGATCCTTTGGTCAGAAGACCATCAACCATGAGGTCAGTGGTGGCTTCGTCCGTGGCGAATAGGCTCATCGGGAGCGAACCTTCCTGAGCGATGGTACCGTTGGCCAGAGTTACCTGGTAAGCGACGCCGTCGGTCATTTCGGTCGTGACCGTGATTTCGGTGAGCTCCAGACCCGAGTCCCAGCCATACACCTCGTACTTGGTGTCCCCGTTGTCTCCGGTGTCGTTGTTCTCGACGATAGCGATGACGCGGGCATTTGTCAGGCCGTTTACGAACTTCTTGGCTGCTTCCGACTTCTTGAAGATTCGGACGACCACGTTGTGCTGGTGGGTCTTGAGATACGTGCCAGCATTGATGGTGTCCGAGCCAACTGTTGCGTTGGGCAGCGAGTCGACTTCGTAACCAGTGGCACCGGCCTTGAGGATGAGCGAAGAGATAACGTTGTCAGTTACAACAGACTTCGATTTGTCGACGTCCGAGTAGCTGAGGAGAATCACCCTGGCGGTGGTGCCGGCGATTGCCGGCTTACCACACACCTGGTTGATGAATCCTGTTTTGATTTTAGAACAATCAAGTCCTGCCATTTTCTTAGATTTTTGAGGATTAGATACCTACCGAGAACAGATCCGGGTTAGTGAGCTTGGCATCCGCCCGACCCATGAGTTCTACGTAGACTACGCGGTCTTTGTACTCGTACCAGATCCGCATCTTCTCGAAGCTGTCGATTGCATCAACACCTATGCCGAGCACGCTCTTCGAGGTGAAGAGAATTCGATGGGGATTGTTGAGCTTCGTGCCAATGTCTTCCGACGTAGCGATGATCTTGTCCCAGATGGGCATTGCGATGACAGGGATGCCATTGAAGCTGAGAGCCTCCATGCCATTCAGCAGAGCTAAGCGAGCCGACTCGAGGCAGCAAGCGTCCATGAGAGACTGCTGATAGGCATCGTAGACAGACTGGGTAACTAGGATGAATTTGTCAGACTGCTGACGGAGCAGAAGCGGGGCACTGAACACGACCGACTGGATGTACTCCTTGGCCTTGGCCGGAGTAAGCTTCTGAGCTGCATAAGATGTCCCGGCATTTTCCGTAATTGTTGCTCCGTGCTGGGACGGATTGGCTGTAGTCTGTGTGGTAATCTGTTTCCAGAAACCGTTGATGATGGTGAAGAATTTCAGGTCGAGCCCATCCGTAATGATACCGCCGTCGGTAACGTTCTTGGCGTCTTTGTCGTTGAACCAGAACAGGCGGTACCAGAAGTCCATAATGGAGCGCTCCAGAACCTCGATGACGATGTTCATGTAGTCCGTATCCGTGAAGTCCGGAATGTCGACGCCGGTGCGGAGAGAGTAGATAGTTGCCGACTGCTGAAGGTCAGTGTAACACTGGGACAGGAGGATCTCCCAGGTGCCGGGTTCCCATTTCAGCTTGCGGGTGTTGATGTTCCACGGCTGAGGAGTCGGGTTACACCCGGTGTTGACCACGCCGACCATGCCACCCTCACCGATGTAACCCACCTCGGTGTTAGTGACGATGTCGGGGAAAACTGTGTGAATGGAGTTGATGTCAGGACCCTGAATGGTGTCCTCCATAATCATCTCCGAGATTGCCTGAATGACCCGTCCACAAAAAGTGAACTTGTCCATGTCGAGGAATCCGCCGTTTTTAACTGCCATAGTTCTTAAAGTTTTTGAGTTTGACTACTTGAGGATCTTTTTGGCAGCGTTGACCTTCTGGAGCTTTTCGCGAGCTTCGTTCTTGAGGTCAGCTGCCGAGGGTTCGGGCTTCTTGCCTCCGGGCAGAACCGTCTTGCGGTTCTTCGGGCGGTAGTTGCTACCACGGAGGTTGCGGAGTTCGTTCTCCTGCTCCTCGATGAGGTTCGTTGCCTCGTCGAGCATCGCCTCCAGTGCTGCAACGCGGTCCTCGAGAGACTCGGTGTCCTCCATCTCGATGCTGGTGACGATGTTGTCCTCGACAGTAACCACCCGACCGTCTTCCAGAACGACAGTGCCCGACGTCTCGCCATTGGCGAGAGTTGCCTCTACACCTTCGGCCAGATTGTCCTCTTCACCTACGGTCTGGAGAACGACCTGACCCTCAGCATCCAGATAGTCGAAGTTGGCGGGAGCGCCTTTCTTGCCATTCCGGAATGCCTTGACTTTGCTCATGAATTTTTCATAAGCGCTTTTTTCGTTTTTTGCCATAGCATTAAAAATTTGGTTTGTGTTGTATGAATTGATTTTGGAAATGAATCCCAAGTCAAGAAGTGATTTGGCATCATGGATGCGCTCCTCATGCATGACATTGCGGAGCCGTTCCCGGTCCTGACCTGTCCTCTCGACGTACACGTCAAGAATAGCCTCCTCCTCCAGAGCAAGCTCCTCGGCAATGCTACGAGCATCGTCGGAAGTGAGCCAATCCCCGACCGGCATGTATACCCGATGGATGAGTGCCCGGCAATTCCTGTTTGCCGACCGGTTCTCTGCCGGAGCTGCCAACAGGATGCACACTGCCATCGAGTGGCATCCCCCGACAATATTTGTATATATCGTCCTCCCGCTCATGCGAAGAAGATCGTAAATCTTGAAGCCCTCCTCAACAGAGCCCCCGTCACAGTCAATGTTGATGCACACCTCCTGTTCGTCTGGGTGTTCATCAAGTATCCGGCGGAAGGTCTCCACGGAGCAGATCTCTGAGGTCCCACCCCAAAGCTCCATCATGACCCGATTCTCCTCGGAGTCAATTGCGCCTTTTAAGTTGATGAATATCATGTGCCAAATTATTTCGATACAAATATAATTATTCCTAATAGATATTGAAATACTATTTGTGCTGGACTATTTAAAAATTAGCCCGGTCCTGAATCTGCACGTAGTTAGCATCTTCCCTCCGAATATCTTCGATTGTAGCAATCACTCTCACCTGGCCAAATGCTTTTTGAATTGCCCTCTCCATGTCAAGCCGATTCATGGGCTCCGGGGTCTCAGCAAATGACCGAAGAGCATATCCCCCGTCCGACCCAACTTTAGTGAACGGTACTCCGCCACCGAGTTCGTTTATGGCAGACAGGAGAGGAAGGAACATACGGCTCGACTTCTTGTTAATGATGGTCTCTCCTCCTTCGGCCTCAATGTGCACTCCTCCAGCGGCATGACTGGGTCCCTCAATGTATTTACCTCTTGCGGCTTTCGGCAGAGGAGCTGCCCAAAGAGCTGCCATCTGAACTGCTCCCAAAGCCGCAGCTGCTGCAATGAACGGGATAGCCATGGGGAACCCCATTTTAGCGGATGCCATGATGGAGATGGCAGTATTGATGCCAATCTCGAAGGAGCCCATTGCTCTCTCTCGAATAGCTTGCTCCCGTTTGATTTTGGCCAGTTCCTTCTCCTTCTGTTTCTCCATCTTGATTTTCTTCTCGTTGTACTGGGCCTCCGTGATTTGACCATTAGCGTACATGTTTGCCAATGCCTGCTCCTCCCGGCTGTATTGTTCTTCTACCTCCTGAGCCCGACGCTCCCCGAGAGCACTGGCCAAATCGTTGAAAGCAGTGGCGAAGCTAGATGCTTTTCCGGCATACTCCTGGAGCTTCTCGATTCGCTCCTCCCATAAAGACTCCTCGTTCTCGGCCATCTCGAGTTGGATCTGAGCAATGGCGTCCTCGTTTCCTTGAGCTGCTGCCAACTCGGCCTCCAGATACCTTTTCCGGATCTCATACTTGGACTTGTGATTTAACTCGGCTTGAGCGAGCTCCTTGTCGAGGTCCATTTGCTGGAGACGAAGATTGTTGGCTTGGAGCTGGGCTTCCTGCTCATAGGTTTTCTCCCCGGCAGCTTTCCTGGCTTCGATTTGTTTCTGGAGCATCTCATTCTCGAGCTCCAGCTTCTTTCTCTCGTTGTCCGCTGCCTTTGAGAGATCTTCGGCATACTGTTCGTTGAGAACTTGGTTGAATCGGTCAAGTTGCTGTTTGGTAGCGTCCTCGCGGATCTTTTTGATTTCATCCTGGAGGTTCTGCTGAATCTGTTTCTCGAGTTCGGCTCTGTTGACCAGGAACTGCTCATAAGCGGCATACTCTTTCTGGTATTCCTCCTCGCTCATACCTCTCACGAACTGGGGAGGCTGAATGTTGGCCAGCTCCTTCATGGCGTCCTGGTACTTCTGAGTAACCTGGGCAATCTGCATGTCGACTGTGCCTCCGGAGGCTACAGCCAATATGTTGGCTCTCACCCCAGCAAGGTAGTCATTAAGCTGTTTGGCTTGGTTCTCGTAGAACTGCTTGTCGGACCGAGCCATGGCATTCAGAGCCGTCTGATACTCCTTGTTAGTGATTTTGCCGTGAGCTTTCTGGAGAGCGAGACGCTCCCGGGCTCCATCCTGAGCTGCCTTGTAGAGTTTCCTTTCATACTCCATCCGGATGGCGATGCTCGTAGACTGGAATGTTGTTTGAAACCTGAGATCGTCTTCCCGGATTTTCTGCATGGCTTCCGAATTCTTCAAAGCAACCTCCAGAGCCTTATCGGCAATGGCCTGCTGAGCCTCCCGGTTGGCTATTGCAGTCTCAAGAGCCAAATTGGCAACTGCAGCTCCTTCATTCTCGATTGTCCGGAACAGTTCTTGGTATCGACCTTTCAAGTCGTCGAGTTCCTTTTTGGCCTCCTTGTATTTGTTCAAGCTTCCTGACCACGTGTTGAGCTCCTCCTCCTTGGCTGCAATCACCTTCTTCAAGGAGTCGAACTCATCCATTGCAGCCATCTGTCTTTGACGAGCTGCACTCATCTCAATCTCGCGGAGCTTGTTGGCTGTTTTAAGCTGAGCTTCGGCGATCTGTTCCGACGTGGCATGATTGGCTTTGAGATTTTCTATTTCTCTCTTGCCCCGGATCTCCTCGGCTTTGGACAGAGTGTTCCGCTTGGTCTCGATCTGATCCAGTACATACGTAGAGGCTTCGGCAGCTCGATTGTATGCCTCCATTGCCCGGGTTGCTCTCTCTTGAACTTCCGTATTACTGTTAAATGCGTTCGTAAGAGCAACCACTCCAGCCACCAATCCGACCACTGCCGCTGCCACTAACACAACAGGATTGGCAGCCAAAGCCGCGTTCCAAAGCCATGTGGCAGCTGCTGCTGCTTTGGTGAGGATGTTGCCAGTTCCTTGTACGGCATTTTTAGCAGCTATCGCTTTCGTCTCGGCGAGAGTCTGGTTGATGCCAACCAGCTGAACCAAGTTAGATGCAGCTCGATAAGTGGCTTCGGTCTTGGAGAGAGCTGCTTGGAGAGAAGACAAAGAGGAAAGAGCCGTGATGATGGTTATCATCTTCGTCATGGTAGCATTGAGCTCCTCGTTCTCGCTCCCCAGTACCTGAGTGGCTGTGGTCCATAAACCGTAGACGGAAGTGATTGCCGAAGTTGCATCCGTGACAGCGACCAGTGTGCCGATTCCTCGTCCAGACTGGTCGATGGCTGTATTGACCGTGTCCCCTGCCGCCTTGAGCTCCCCAGCTCGCTTGACCATCTCCTTGAAGGATGCTGAACTCGTATCCCCGGCTTGAGCCATCCGGATCAGAGTGTCGGTCAAGTCGTTGAGCTCCTGTTTCAGGTTATCCGTTGCCTTCTCGTAGTTACCAACTGACCGGCGATAGTCCCCGAGTGCCTCCTCCTGAGCTTTGAGCTCCTCGGTGGTTTCTGCAATGCGCTTGCCGAGCTCGGCTTTACGAGCCGCGTCCTTCATTGAGTTGCCCAGCTCTGCAAACTCGGCATTGTCCAAAGCCAGCTGGGTTCTAAGTTTTGCTAAACTTGCCTCCTGTTGGTTCTGGAGCTTAATATTGTTCTGGATTTGCTTCTGGTACTTGTTCGCCTCGCTGTTGATTGCCTTGATCTGGTTGTCAAGCGCATAGTATTCTTGAGCATTCTCCTCGGTCACTTTGCCCAGAGCCTTCTGTTGATCCCTCAGCTCCTGGGACCGGAGTTTCAATTCGGCTAACGTCTTGAGGGCATCCTCAGCTGTTACCTTGACATTGTAAATTGTGCTTTTCTGTTCTTCGGCCATATTACATGCGTATTAGGTCCACTTTGGTTATCTTTCCAGCTTGGAAGTTGTTTATCTTCGAGACGTAGAACCAGAACCCATGCTCTTCCAGCCATATAGGGTTGAACAGATCCAGACTTTGGATGTCGAGTGAATCCAAAAGGATTTGGGTCTGTAGGATCTTCGGTCTTTTGAATATATTGTCGATGAGCTTGCCGTAGTATTTAGGAACGTAGTAATTCAAACTTTTGAAACGTGCCGTGTATAACCGTATTGGGGTGAGGGTGTAGCCTACACTCACCTGGGGTCGCAGATAGTCCGACTTATTGATGTGGACGACCATCGGCTTACTGAGGACATTGTACTCCCAAGTCGTCTCGGTCATTTCCCCGTTCTCCATCCGGCCTCTATTGATAGTCCATATAGGATAGTTAGCAAGTGTGTGTAACCTTTGCGTACTGCCCGCATCATAGAGGGTTTGGTTGAGTCCTGCCAAGAACCCAATTTGGAACAGGAGTTTAGTGGGCTGGAGATTGACGTCCGGGATGCTGAACTTGTACGAGTCAGTAACATTGTTGTCCTTGTTGTCCTCCAGCTTTATCTCGTTGGACTGGGCATAGCTGGATAACTGGAAGGTAAGTTTTGTGTCCTTACCTTTTATCAGCTTGTCAGACCAATTCTTCCCGGACGAGCTTCGTCTGTTGTAGAACTCCTGAACCGAGTATGCTCTTGCTACTTTGGTGGCGGGATTCACGTCGATGGTTAGCCCGAACAGCTGGAAGAAAGCTTTGACTATGTCTCCCAAGCTCTTAAATCCAGTCGAGGCCAGGAGGTCATAGGTTAGCCCGGGATAAGGCCTATCCCCTGGTGAAGTTTCCGGCGGGATGGGAGCAGTAATGCTGACTGGAAATCTCATGTCATACTGATCGGTAGTGAAATTGCCTGCGAGGAGAGATCCGAACACCTGGATGTACTCTCCTGCCTCCATCGGGATGTCGACCGAAGCGCTGCCGGAAGATCCGGACGACCAGGATCTGGTCAACACTATAGCACTGGTCCCGTCGTTCTTGTGATGGGTAACTCGGACTGTCACAGAACCCTTCTGGATGGCAGAAATATTGGACCATGAGAAACTGAACGTGATGGTCGTGTCCCACAAAGTCATCCAGCTGAATTCCCCAGGTATGGTGTTTATAATCAAACGTCCGGCGACCGGGTCACTGAGAGTTACCCCCGGGGAGCCTTGCCATGTCACATTGGCTAAACCGCCAGGAGGGGTATCCTTGATCCAGCCAGTTCCGGATGCTTTCGGGACATTAGGGTTGTCTGCCAAAACGGGGTAAGTGCAAGGCAAAAACATTTCGGCTCGGTCGACTGGATCCACGTCGGTCTCAAGACTGTAACCTTCTCGGTCGAAGATCCACGTTACGAGATCATACCAGTTGAGGTGGGGGTAGAACTTGTCCAACTCCCGGACTTCCTGGATTGCCTCCGTCGAGATCGGAGGGACGTTCGGATTCTTCTGGAGAGTTGCATACAGCCAAAAGTACAGGACTCTAGATTCCTCGGGGCCGGAGAGGTATCGCTCGGCCTGTCCCATTGTGTCCGTGTACCACTTGAGGAGGAACATGCCAGTTCCGGGGTCTTTCGCGTCAGTGTTGTTGAGGGTGTCAAACAAGTCAGCGGTCGCTCCAATGATCTGGATCCCGATTGACGTGTCAGACACGTCTACGATGTTCAGCACTGCTCCCGCCGGGGATATGAGTGCTCCCTCATAGAATAGTTGGCAAGGAAACTTCATGTATGGCACATACGAACCTGAGCCAACTACAAAACTGAATTGGAATGCTTGCTCGTTATGGGTCGTCCTGGGCAGACTGATACGCTGGGAGTACGAGGCATTCCTGTCTTTCAGCTCCGCCAGATTGTTGATCTGGTAATTCATCGCAGGAGCATCCAGCGGGAGGTCCAGTGACCAGACCTCGCCGTCAATGCCTTTCATGAGTAGTTCGTAGTTCATATTACCACTGAGTTTGTTCGTCAATAAGCTGGAACTCGTAGCTAACAGTGTTCCGGGGAGTCTTGGTGTCCCAAGTTAAGTCCGTGTCATCTACGAGGACTCGTTGCCATACTCCAATTGAATAGTTGTAAACCTGGACCAAAGGCGAGAGAGCAATTCCTTTGAGCAAGTTGAAGTCGTTCTCATCAAGCTGTTCTGCTCCGGCTTGGACTATGTTCTTAAACTCCGGAGCTAACTCGCCTCTCGTCTGTGAGGCATAGGGGTCTCTGGAATTCGCTAATACGTATTGGTCTCCCCGGTCAACCTCCTGCGTATACTTCTTGTGTTGCTCAAACATGTAAGTGTCCCATCCGCCTTTCTGGTTTATCCAGCGAATGTAGAATGGGTTGCAAGGTACCTCTGTATCGACGTAACGTATATGCCATTTGTCGGAGTCCAGGGGAAGATTGCGATTTCTGACAATAACGTAGTCAGCACCATCTGCCAATTCTTCATCAAACTCGAGGACAAGCGGGATGTTAATCCTGGGGGAGATCTCCGCTTTCTCGAAGGATGTATTCCCCGTATACATAACATTCACTTCCATGGCTGATTGCATGTTTACTGATATCGACCCCTTAGCAAACAGGGTTAGGAAGTTAGGGTATCCAAAATACTTCTTAACATATAGTTGTCCGTCCCCGTCAGGAACCCGGTCCGTCAACACAAATCCTACGGGTCTTTCGGAGAAGTTAACGCTGTAGCCTCGGGGACAAACTCCCCGGGAGGCATACCGGACATTGAAGTTTTGTTCGCCGATTCCCCTGTATGCGTATGCCGATATGAGGTTGTAGTCAATGCTAATGTTTATGAATTGGTTAATGAACGGGGATGTTCTGGGACGATCCCGGAATCCAGCTTTAGCCAAGAAACTGAGGTCGTATGTCTTCGTCGTCCCGAATCCCGAGTCTCTGTAGATGTCGATGCTTTCAGTTAGTGAGTTCGCTGCTTTAACTGAACTGGGGCTATACGAAATGTAGTTCTTTCCGTAGGTCAAAGACATGTTGTTCAGTGTGACCTTCACTCCAGCCGTTGCTCCTTCAATACCTGCAAAAATGACAAGTAAAACGCGGGGGTCTCTTACTGTAACACTGGTCGGTACCTGAACCGTCCACGTCATGTTGGCACCAATTGGTATCTTTGTTTTAGCAATCACAGTGGTAGGAGCATCCAAATAGGTTGCTTGGAACAAAGCAACGGTGAGTGAAGTGGCACCCACTCCAGCCCCGTAAGAAACCCTAAAAGCATACCATTCCCCGGGTACCGCCCTTCTACGGATAGGAAACTTCACAAAATAGTTGTTACTACTACCTCCACTGTTATCAATTACTTCGGTCCCCTCATTGTCTATAATGTTCAACGAGATCATGTTGGCCTCATCGAAGTTCTGAGTCTTGATCTCAATCCCGGGTGTTGAGTTGTCGGTCTCGACTGGTATTTGCGAATATGCTGAGTATAAAGAATCCTCAGCCGGTTGATTGGTAATTGCCATATCGCGTTATATTATATATCCGTGGTCCATATTGTTGTCAGGAGTGAATGCCTCTTCGATGAGGACCTCCATTGTCTTGTCCAAATGCTGAGCCAGGTACTCCTCGAAGTTATCAGCGGGGGTGTCGACCAAGTCAACATAAATGTGGTTCCGGTAAAGCTCTGAGCCTTCTCGTTTTATCTTCCATGCAGTGGCATTTCCGAATCGGACCAGGTCCTTGGGATCCGAGAATGTGATGCCTTTGAGCTTTGCCCACTCCATGATGATCTGTCCCAAATTGGCGGGGATCTTTCCAGGACCTCGTCCCCGGATGAGAGTGTAGAAGTAGTTCGGAGCTTCGATTGTTCCCCAAACTGTTTCACCTTCCCGTCCCGTCTGGACCGTTATCTGAGCATAGGTTCTGCCCGAAGCTTCCTGCCCGGCGTCCTGTGATGCCCGGATGATCTCGTCCCTCATCTGGGTGAGACCCTCAGCCAATATCTGTTCCAGTCCTACCGCCATTTGTTTCTGGGTTTGCGAGCATTAGCTTTCTGTTGAGCCTTACGCTCCAATTCCTTGTTCAGCCGCTCCCGGAAGAGGTGGCTCTGCAAGTTGGTGAAAAGGAGATTGTACACCTTTCCATATTTCCATTCCAGTATCTCGTCCGGATCCTTCGAGTAGTCTTTGGCCAGTGCAGTGATGGTGGCCATCTCCCCAACCACCAGAGAGAACTGAGCAATGCCGGCTGCCTTCTCCTCGGCACTGGGCTCGTACTTGAGCTCAGTCTGTTCTCGCTCGATCCAGTATTTAATGCCCATGAGGACCTCATACCAGTACTCGACAATTTCTGAGGTGTTCCTCAGGCTCCATTTGACGCCAAGACATTGCATGCCTTCTTTCATCTTGTCGATGTCGGTCATCTCCTTGTCGGTGATAATCCGGCCAAGCTCTATGCGTTGGCCGAACGTCATCTGACCGCCTTGTATGTCGATTCGCTGTATCATACCATTGTATAAATATCACGGAAGGTCCAGACGTCTGGGAACTCTCCCTCAGGTTTTACATCGATTTTAGTTACAATTAAGTCTTCTGTGTCCGGGAATGTATACTCTTTGAGCTTCCATTTTCCCCCTGCATATGCTGGGGTTAGGGGTCTTCCGCATAATATGCTTCCATCCGGGTACAATGCCGTGACCAGGTTAAACGGAACAGTGTTAGTGGCTATGGATTCGGTGCCTACAGACTTGTCGACGGGTTTTGATTCAGTATTCTCAAAGGTTATCGTAATCCCCCGCATGTTAAACCCTTCATGGATGATGTCTACCAGTCTGACAGGTTTAGGTTCAGGGGGGAGAATGGGCTTATACGCATCGAGACACCATTCTTGCGTTACAGTTAGCTCCAGTCCTACGCTGACCTCGTTGGCATCGAACCGAGGAGACGGATACAGAATCCTAATGGTGTTGAATATTTCCGGATGTCTGAGTCCCAATTCCGAAGTCTTCAAGAGATACAAGAATGGCCGAACCATCTGTTCCTCAATTTGATTCTTCAACTCCAGTCGTCCGATGGTGGGCGAGTTCTGGCTGAACTTCGTGTCGCCTTTGTAGGCATCGTTGGCCATCGGCTCGAACTTGCAGAAGTATATCTGCATGATGGTCCTTTGCTTCTGGTGCCCTCTGTAAGGAATATCATAGTAGCCAGTGGTGGGCTCCTCAACATATACAAAGTCAGACGATACCCGATTGCCGTCCGAGTCTGTTACGAATCTTTCCATCGTGTCTACTTTGACATTCAGCATTCGAGCCTGGTCACACTCAAAGACGGCCAGAGGATTGACCATCTTGACCATGTTGCGGATGAGGGTTATGATGTCCAGTATCATCGTTTTGTGGGGATTATGATTTTGGCGGACTTCATGCCAGTCGCCTTCGGCTTGATCTCAAATATCATTCGCATGATGAGCATGTCCAGGAAGTCTGGTGACCTGCCGAGGAGCTGCTTCATGGTGTCCTTAGAGATGAGCTCTCGCTTCTGCTCAGCGGAGTTCGTGTTCTTGGACTTGAGGACCGTCATCTCCTGCTTGATCTTCTCCTGGACCTCGGGAGAGCAGATTATGTGGATCTGACGTTTGTTGATGAGTTCTGCCAGCTTGAATGCGCACTCCGACTTGATGTTGTTGTACGTCTTGGAGTCAATGGCTGATTGTCCTCCGTGGAATTCCCGAATGCCTTTCAGATAGCTCTCCAAGTAGAACCCAAGTCCGTCAGCGTCCGAGACGATACTGGACCGGGGGACTTTCAGACCGGTGGCCAATTTGGCGATCTTCTCCTCCATCTCCTTGCCTTCCGAGAAGCCTTTGGCGATGGGGATCCGGCAGACCATGCCGTCCCAGGTTCCAACCACCCAACTGTCTCGACCTTTCCCGGCAAGGTCAGTGCTAATGAACCGATTGCCCGTCGGGAGTACGAACTCATTGCTGAACATGTCGCACACTGCATCATAGTCGACCAGCCAATTCGGGTCATCGTCATACTCCCAGTTGCCAAAGACCAATCGCTCGACCTGCGATTGAGTCAGGTTACGGAGAAGCCCTTCAATATACGTGTCTGGGAGAGTCTTGTTGTCCTGGGGCAGAGCTTTGACGAACCGACGCCAAGGAGGCAGCTTGTTCTCCTTCCATGGCTTGTAGTAGTCCGTGTAGAGGAAATTGTTGGACGGGTTGCAGGTGATGAGAAGTTTGGGAGCCAGCTTGTAGACGTCGTTCTTCCATCGACCGATGGAAGCCTGGAGGTTGGTCTTCGCCTCGCGGATAAACTCGCCACCCTCTTCGATCCATCCCCGAGTCATCTGCATGGAGCCGAACCTCTCGTACATGGGATCACTGGGGTTATACTTGGCGTCGATCAGGTAGATGCGGCTTTTGTTGTACAACTCGAAGAAGTTGTATTGGCCATTAAAGTGGTAGTAGTTCTCCGTGATGCCCCAATGGGCAAATACCTCGTAGAGGGAGGGAATAGTGTACCGGACTAAGTCAGCGGCCGTCTTACGCGCAATAAAATAAAAGGTCTCCGGATAGGTGAGGGCATCGCCGGCTATCAAGGAACACCCGAGGTAGGATTTGCCAGCACCTTTCGTGCCAGCATACAGAATATCAGTGACTGAGTCATCAAGCCATAACCGAGCCACTTCCTTCTGCTTCTCGTTGCCTTTGGTGTCAAATTGAAGCCGGCGTCCCATTTTATTTTACCTCCATTCCGGTTATCTGTTCGAGAGTAATGCCTCCCGTCAGGTTGACATTGGTCTTGCGTCCTTGAAGTACCTGGATAAGGCTGGCAGCGTACTTACCAACCAGTGCTCCCTCAATCTGCTGGGAATTGATGGCGTCCTCGATGGTGCCACCAATTGCAGCTGCTACCGGGTCTCCCGTGAGCTCCTCATACTCAACAGGATTGATGCCAGCGAACAGCCTAAATGATTCGATGGTCATCGGGCGGGAAATGTAGACGCTACAGTCTTCGCCATTCTTATTCTTGTGAGCCTGGGAGAAATAGTTATCCTGCATGAATTTGCAATACTCGATGAATGCAAAATAAAGCTCCTCCGCATCGGTGGGCTTTACAAATTCTCCAGCGTCTCGCCTTTTCTGTCCCTCCTCCATATAGGCGAGCGGACTCATTTTATATGTGCTTCGTGCCATGCCTCAAATATAATCAAACCTTATACAAATTAAAAATTTATTTCTGCACAACAATCCCCGGAGCGTTTGGCCCCGGGGATCTTTAATTTATTCGCTTACGCGAATGAGGGTCACACCGAACCACAGGAACTTGACCGAAATGCCGTTCGGCCAAATCATACCTTCGTGGACCGTGGCGATAGACGGGGTCCAATTACAGTACTTGGTATTGATCTCCGAGTACAAAGCCCAGTTTTTCCCGAGCTGCTTAAAGTGTTTTGCTTTCATTCTTAAAAATTTTTAGTTTCGTATGCGCGAGTGCCGTCCAGTATTTGTGGGTCGAGAGAAGGCCCAATTTGGCATCAATTCTACTGGACCGATTTGGCACCAATTCTACTGGACCAATTTGGCACCTACGACTTCTTTTTGAACTTTTGGATCCGTCTCTCCGCTCTCTCCATCTGCTTGATGGATCGGCTCAATTTCCGTTTGGGACTGATCCACCATTGGCGGATCCCGCCGAAAATCGCGAACAGACCGATGATGGCCAACAGGTAAATTGCAATCATTTTTTACGCCTCCTTCCTAATTCGGTTTGTAGTTTGCGGACCTCAACCCAGTCCTCGTGCCGCATCCATTCCGGACGGGATAACAGAGTCAGCTGACCCCGTGCTATTTGCATGGTTGTCTTTTTCAATTTGCGGGCGTAGTCCAGGACCTCCCGCTCCTCTTTTGAATAGATCCCCAGCCATCGCCGGAACACTCCAAGTTTCCCAGTTGGGGGTAGCCCCGATTTCTCAGTTTTTTCCATAATAAACAATATTTGACCAGTAGTAAACAATAAAATTTCTTATTGTTTCTCACCTAAGTGATTGATATTCAATTGATTAGGTCCCCAATTCTCCTCCCGAGAAACAATGTAAACAATGTTTCTGTGCACTCTATTTTGTGATTTTTCATTTCCTAAATTGGTCATAATTTTCCTCATATTCCCTATTCAGGTTTTCCTCCTAAATTATTGTTTACATTGTTTACAAGGGCCTAAATCATTGATATTCAATCGA